TCTTATGGTGAAGGCTGGGTCTAGTCTTTCCACTATGTCTGCGATGAAGAACATCGTAGCAAAGGCTGATGTCACTGAGGAATTCCCTAGTGACTTTGCAATCTATGACTTGAATGAGTTCCTATCGGCACTCTCTCTATTCGGTAAACCCGATTTAGAGTTTAATGATGACTTTGTTATTATTACAGAAGAGGGTACATCGAAGTCTCTCAAGTATTGGTACTCTGATCCATCCGTGGTGACGACTCCATCTAAAGAGATTTCGATGCCCTCGACTGAACTGACGTTCAACCTGTCGAGTGATACACTCAACGAAATCACAAAGGCTGCTGCTGTTATCGGTGTTCCCGATATGGCATTGTCTGGTGGTAAGTTGATGGTCACTGACAAAAAGAACAGCACTGCAAATGCATATGAGACATCTCTGGATGTTGGTGATATTGCCGCAGAGTACAAGTTCTGGTTCAAGGTTGAAAACCTAAAAGTTATGCCAGGCGCATACGATGTTGAAGTATCCTCTAAAAAGATTAGTCACTTTACTAACACTAAACTTGGTGTGCAGTATTGGATTGCACTGGAACCTGAATCTTCGTACAATGGCTAACTTGAGGAATTTATATTATGGAACAATTTTTGTGGGTCGAAGAGTATCGGCCACGGGACATAGAGTCATGCGTACTCCCTAAGACTCTAAAAACCTCTTTGCAGTCTTTTGTTGACAAAGAGACATTACCCAATCTGATTTTATCAGGTGGTCCGGGCGTTGGTAAGACTACTGCCGCCCGTGCCATGCTGGATCAGATTGGTGCTACCTACATGTTTATCAACGGTTCTGAGGAGTCAGGTATTGACGTTCTCAGAACCAAGATAAAGAACTTTGCGTCCACTGTGTCGCTTGAAGGTGGCAAGAAGTATCTCATTCTTGATGAGGCAGACTATCTAAATCCACAGTCAACGCAACCAGCCCTTCGTGGGTTCATTGAAGAGTTTCACAAGAACTGTGGGTTCATTCTAACCTGTAACTATAAGAACCGCATTATCCCTGCACTGCAATCTCGTTGTAGTGTGATTGACTTTGTAATTCCTAAATCAGAGAAGAATAAACTTGCAACTCAATTCTTCAATCGGTCTATTCAAATACTCAACGAGAATGAAATCAAGTTCAACGAGAAGGTTGTTGCAGAACTTATAAATACTTACTTTCCAGACTGGCGTAAAGTTCTGAATGAACTACAACGCTATTCTGTGGCTGGTGAGATTGACGCTGGTATTCTGGTTAACCTTGGTGATAAGAACATCAAAGACCTGATGGGTATGATGAAAAACAAGGAGTTCACCAATGTTCGTAAATGGGTTGTCGATAGTCTGGATAATGATTCTGACAAGTTGTTTCGTGCTGTTTACGATAACCTTTATGAGTATGTTGACCCTAGCAGCATTCCTCATGTGGTTGTGGCACTTGGTGAATATCAGTTTAAAGCAGCGTTTGTTGCTGATCTGGAAATCAATATGATGGCTTGTCTCACTGAGATTATGGGTGGGGCAAAGTTCAAATGACCGATGATGAATACAGGGAAATGTTTATTCCACTAGTAGATTACTTAAAAGATATTGGGTGCGATAAACAAAAACATAGTGGTGGTTCTAGAAGTCTTTTACATCATTTAGTTGCGGTTAGTATACTGTTGTCTGAAAGAGGTTGTTCTGATGACCTTTGCAAAGCTGGTTTGTTTCATTCAATCTATGGAACTGCTATATTCAAACCCAAGATGGTTTCTTTAGAAGAACGAGATAAAATCAAAGACCTGATTGGTGTGTGGTCAGAAACTCTTGTTTATGAATTTTGTATGCTTCCTAAAGACAGAAGGTCGGGAATTAAAGAACTTGAAAATGTCCCTCTAAGAAACGATCTTGCTGATCTTGCTTATGCAAACTCAGACGAGCAAAGAATATGGAAGGAGAAAAATAATGATAATGTTACATGATGGTGTGGTAGAAGACCATGTTGCAGAATTGATTGCTTCAGAAATTAGAAAGGTTCATTGGAGATATGAGTATCACTCTAGGGGTAAGGGAAAAGACGGTAAAGGAAAAAACGCACATCCTAGCACTCATTGGCATCGTCTTTGTGGAAAAAACGGACAACAAATAATTACAAATGGTTTTGGGTGGGTGATGCCTATCTGGACCGCTGCGATGTACAAGTATGAATTTAAAAAGAACTTTAATATTACAGGTTATGAACGCATATATTTAAATGCACACACGCATGGAATTGAACCTGTTCTGCATACTGACGATGGCGACTTCACGATGATCTACTATCCACGAATGGATTGGAAACCTGAGTGGGGCGGCGGTACTCTTGTCGATGGAGAACTCATTCCTTATGTTGGTAACAGTTTAGTTATATTTGACGCACATCTACCACACATGGCCATGCCCGTGACCCGTGAGTGTTATGAGTTGAGGAGTGTAATCGTATTCAAGTGCAATCGTAATGTATGAGTTAAAGGAATATCTCAAGGCTATCAATCAGACCAAAGAACCTCTGATGGATGGTGATGATGAGGAATGGGAGAGAAAGTATCCCCCGTTCATTGTCAACAAATGTGTTGGTGCATTTCCTGATACCGTTATGTTGGTGAATGAAATCAACCAACTACCAAATGTTGATAAGAAGATGCAATTTGACTTTTTACTAAATAGTCTGAGGCCAAGGAAGAGATTTACCCCGTGGTTGAAGGCGAATAAATTAGAGAATCTAGAGTATGTTAAAGAGTTCTATGGATATAGTAATGTAAAGGCTAAGGCTGCTCTTGATATATTGTCTGATGACCAACTCGCCACTATAAGAAAAAGATTATATAAAGGTGGGAAAAATGGAAGAGATTAATTGGACACAGGATCAGATGCTAGAAATTGGGTTGAAAGAACCTGATGACTTTCTTAAAGTTAGAGAAACACTATCACGAATTGGGGTCGCTTCTCGTAAAGAAAAGAAACTATATCAGTCATGTCATATTCTGCATAAGCAGGGTAGGTACTTTATTGTACACTTCAAGGAGTTGTTTGCTCTTGATGGTAAGAACACAAACCTAACTGAGAATGATATCTCTCGTAGAAACACAATTGCGAAACTATTACTTGATTGGGGATTGGTTAATATCATCAGCGAGCTTGGAGAAGTTGCCCCCCTTAGTCAAATTAAGGTGTTGTCATATTCAGATAAGAATGATTGGGTACTCGAAACTAAATATAACATTGGAAAGAAAAAAGAAGTCTAATGGAAAAATTCAAGTCATTTACCTCAAAAATAAAAATTGACAGTATAAAGTCAAAACCCAATCCAGATAAAGACCCAGAAAATGTCAGTTCGGAGTGGAGAGATATTGTGGTTGAATCTCCACCAATGAATAGTTCGGATGAAGTAAAGTCTGAGATGATGACGATAAAAAGAGAAACAGAATCAAGAACCACAACTGACGATTTTAGTATCCTATCTCATGATATGGTTGCAACCCAAGCAATTCGTGATTATATGGACAAAAATAAATTATCATGGGATGTAAATGTGGTTAATGAGTTGACTGATATTAGCGGTCAAATTTCTAGACATTTTAAAAATATATTTTTGAGAGCTAGGCCGTATCAGTTAGAGGAACCACTGGGTATTAAAATAAAACAGTCAATGGATAGAGATACTGATAAGGGTATAACACCATCTTATCCAGCTGGTCATAGTACGCAGTCTCGACTTGTAGCTGAGTATTATGCAAAAAAATATCCAGGCCATAGAAAAGGTCTTATTGATGCAGCAAATGAAAGTGGTTTAGGTAGAATTAAGGCTGGTTGGCATTATCCTTCAGATAATAAAGCAGGGATAAAACTTGCAAAAGATATTCTCCCACTGCTTAAAGTGTGAAGGAGTAAAATATGATGGAAAAATTTAAGTCATTCATCACAGAAGCAAAAGAAGAAAAATACAAACTATTGATTCTGTCTCATGATGATCCGTTTGATCCAAATGAAACTGGACCAATGGTTCGCAAGAAAGCATCTGAGTTGGGTATTGAAGTGTACCTTGCTGAGTTTTCTGGAATGTACATGGAAGACAAGGGTAAGAACCAATTGGTATATTCTTTTCCTGTGGATGATAAGGGTCAGGTAGAACTGCCCGGTATGAAAGATGATGCTGAGTATGATAAACCATTTCTCATAAATCCTGAGAATACATTGGTCATGGCCAGAGGCCTCGGTTCAACGGTTAAGACAGGTAATCTATCTTGGCGAGTTGCTTGTCTCAATCTAGAAAAACAAGGTTATACTCTTATTAATTCTGTTGCGTGTCATGATATTTGTAACGATAAGTGGCACAATCAGATTGTGTTTCAGCAAAATGATATTCGTACACCAAACACAGTCCTAGTTCGTCATTCAGAGGGTGCTGAGGATGCAGCGAAAAGATTGGGTAATAAGTTCCCAATGATTCTCAAGACTGCTGTTGGTTCAAGGGGTGTTGGTGTTATCTGGATTGAAAGTCTAAAATCACTTCATAGTGTTATTCAGTTGCTTCATAGGGAAGATGAGTTTGTCGATGTTCTTCTTCAAGAATATATAAAGACAGACTATGATGTTCGTGTTATTATTGCAGCTGGTGAGATTCTGGGTGCAATTAAAAGACCTGTCGTTGGAGATGATTTCAGAAGTAACGTCTCACAGGGATCAGAACCAGTATCTCATGAATTGACAGAACGTGAAGCACAAGAGTCTTTACGGGCAGCAGAATCAGTTCAAGGTCAGGTTGTTGGTGTTGATTTTATTCCCGCAAAGAATAGAGATAAGGAAAGTCCTTATTTTATCGAAGTTAATTCTACTCCCGGCTTGATGGGTATTGAAGCAGTACTTTCGAAGTCTGCTGCAAAACCATTGATCAAAGGTAAGGGCCGTAGTATCACCAAAGAAATTTTGAATCTTTATAAAGATCGTGACTTATGGGCAAAAAGTGCCGATACTAGTGGAGTGCATGAAAAATTCAAACATAAAACTTTGGGAGAATTAGTAGGAACAATGGATACAGGAAATTCAGCAGATAACTCTGTTATTCACGCAGATTCTTATGATATTAGTGGTAAGACTTTATCCCTTAAACTGAATGGTAAGACTCTGACCACAAGTTATCTGGGAGACTATAATACTATTACAGGGAGTGGCGAAGAAGTGAGGCCACAGATTAAACTAGATTTAGAATTTGGTGGGGTTTTATATAAAGGTTTACCCTTTACGGTAGATGATAGGTCAGGTAAATCTACACTTCTTATGAACAAAGATTTCTTAATTAAAGCAAATATAATAATAAATCCCTCAAAAGATTATGTTTTTAAATAAAAAATTACTTGACAAATCTATGGAAACCTGATATAGTCTTTATATGAACTTTTACACAAACGTATTGCAATACGGTAACTCCATTCTTGTCCGTGAAGTCAGGGATGGAGAACGCATGACTCGCAGAGTTAAGTATGAACCTACGCTGTTCGATCTGGTCAATACCCGTGAGGAGACTGGCTACAAAACTCTGGATGGTCAGAGTGTAAAACCACACCATTTTGATTCAATCAAAGAAGCTAAACAGTGGGTGTCTGATCGTGAGAACCAAAAAGACATTATGTTCGGTAACACACAGTATCCCTATTGTTGGATTGCTGATGAGTATCCTAAACAGATTGATTGGGACTTGAACCAGATGCTCATGTACACCATCGATATTGAGGTGGAGTGCGAGAACGGTTTCCCCAAACCAGAAGATGCAGCAGAACCTATGCTGTCAATCACTCTCAAGAATCACCAGACCAAACGCATCGTTGTCTGGGGTGTCGGTGACTTTGTTACTGATCGTGATGATGTGACCTATGTGCAGTGTGAAAGTGAAATACATCTGTTGAAAGAGTTCCTATCGTTCTGGGAAAAACACACACCTGATATCGTGACTGGCTGGAACACTGAGTTCTTTGATATTCCTTATCTTGTCAATCGTATTCGTAACGTATTCGATGAAGAAGAGGTCAAACGTCTGTCTCCGTGGAAGAACGTGTTTGGTCGAGAAGTGTATAAAATGGGACGCAATCATCAGGCATATACTCTTGATGGTATTGCTGCCCTTGACTATCTGGACCTCTATCGTAAATTCACATACTCTAATCAGGAAAGATATACTCTTGACCACATTGCGTTTGTCGAACTAGGTGAACGCAAGGATGGTAATCCATTTGAAACATTTCGTGAGTGGTACACTAAGGATTATCAGTCGTTCATCGAATACAATATTCAAGATGTGGAGATTGTTGATAATCTGGAAGACAAGTTGAAATTGATGGAACTTACGCTGACGATGGCGTATGATGCAAAAGTCAACTTTACTGATGTGCTTGGTACTGTACGGTATTGGGACATTCTGATATACAACTATCTGCGTGAGAGGAACCTTGTGATTCCTCAGAAGAAAGATCACAAGAAGGTGGAAAAGTTTGAAGGTGCTTATGTGAAAGACCCACAGGTGGGTATGCACAAGTGGGTTATGTCATTTGACTTGAACTCTCTGTATCCTCATCTTATCATGCAATACAACATTTCACCTGAGACGCTTGTTAACAAGGACGCTAAACTTGTTGAGGGTATGGTAGATAAGATGTTGGATGGTGAAGTCAAGAACGACACAGAGTATTGCATGACTCCCAACGGTGCATTCTTTCGCAAGGATGTTCGTGGATTTCTGCCAGAACTAATGGAAGGTATGTATAATGATCGTGTCAAATATAAAAGACTTATGCTCGACGCTCAACAAGAGTATGAAAACACTGGGGAAAAGTCTCTACTTAAAGACATTGCCCGATACAACAACATCCAAATGGCGAAGAAGATTTCTCTTAACAGCGCATATGGTGCTATTGGGAACAATTGGTTTCGTTATTTTGATTTGTTGGTTGCCACTGCAATTACTTCATCTGGCCAGTTGTCTATTCGTTGGATTGAAAAAAGTCTCAACATTTATCTTAACAAAATCTTGGAAACGAAAGACGTGGACTATGTTATTGCTTCGGACACAGACAGCGTATACATCACTTTTGACAAGTTGGTTAGTAAGGTGTTTAAAGAGGGAACAGACACTAACACTATTGTCAACTTCTTGGACAAGGTTGCAAAAGAGAAGCTGGAATTACACATTTCTGCATCTTATCAGGCTCTTGCTAAAGTAACCAACGCATACGAAAATAAGATGGAGATGGGTAGAGAGGCAATCGCTGACAAGGGAATTTGGACTGCAAAGAAACGATACATTCTAAACCTGTATGATATGGAAGGTGTGCGATACAAGGAACCCAAACTCAAAATAATGGGACTTGAGAGCGTGAAGAGCTCAACCCCTGCACCATGTCGAGATAAGTTGAAGGAAGCAATCAGGATCATCATGGGTGGTGATGAGGAAATGCTAAATACATTCATACAAGATTTTCGTGAGGAGTTTATGACATTGCCACCAGAAGAGATTGCCTATCCCCGCTCCTGTAATGGACTGAAGAAGTTTCGTGGAACAGATCGTTTATTTGCACTCGGCGCACCCAAGCATGTTAAGGGTGCAATACTCTACAACCATCTCGTAGATGAGAACAAACTTGGCAATAAGTACGTTACTATTCAAGAAGGAGACAAGGTGAAATTTGTGAATCTCAAAGACAATATCTATCAAGCTTCTGCGTTTTCTTTTATGACAAAGATACCAAAGGAACTTGACATATTGCCGATGGTTGACTATACTAGTCAATACGAAGATTCATTTCTAGCTCCACTTCGTGTGATAACGGATAAGATGAACTGGATATTGAAAAACGATGAAGTTGGAACACTAGAGGATTTTTTTGGATGAAAAAACAATATTATGCACAACCCACAATACGAAATAATTGGGAAAAACTTCATGAGATATATCCAGAAGCTAGGCAGATGAGTTATAACAACAAAGGTTATGATTATATTATGGAAAATTGTCGTGGAACAAATGTAAGAATTGAAGAAAAGTATAGGAACAAGGGGAATAAGTATGAGATTACTCCCGCACAAGAAAAAATTGCTGATATTTTTACTCTAAGAACATGGAACGATGAG